GAAGTGATGTCATTACCAGTGTATGAACCAATAGCTATATTCTGACTACCTGAGAAAAAAACATGCCCAAGAGTAGCAAGACCAATACCAACATTATCGCTACCACCGCTACCTGACAAATTAGAACCTTGTATTGCATAAGCACCAACTGCTACATTATTATTACCTGAGACATTAAAACCCAGTGCTGCCACACCAAGTGATGTATTCCAGTCTCCAGTAGTGTGTCTTAGTAAGGAATTATAACCAACTGCTGTATTTCCGTCACCAGTATCAGTGTTATATAATGCTGCTGTGCCAAGAGCTACATTATAATCACCAGTAGTAATACTATTTACGGTATTTGTACCTAAACCAAGATTTCCTACTGCAGGTTGATTAACTTCTAAGTTATTACTAAATACAGTACCAGTTAATGTAATACCATCACCTGCTGTGTACGTGGTGTCAGTATCAGTTGAACTAATGACATTCGTGCCGGAAATGGCTACATTAGTGCCACCTGTGTACGTGGTGTCGGAGGTGGAAATAGCTGCAAAAGCTCCGTCGTTATCTTCTATCTGGAATGCAGTTGACACCCATTTTAATGACCTATAAGCATCAGAAGCGTCATCAAAAAATTGGATCTCGCTATGCCCCTCGCCATTTGCTCCAACAGTAATCGGCACTCCATTGGCACCCGGACAAGTGATTCGATCGACATTAATCAGACCGGTACTGCTTCTTTGAACAATCTTACTCGCTGTATTTATATATGTTGCTGCACCTAACTTAGTCTTCTCCGCATCAGAGAATTCATTGGTATCATCATTAGCTTCATACGCTGTTTTAATTTCAGCATCGGTTTGGTCAGCGGTAGTAGCCCAAGTTAGCCCGCCAGCAGCAGAAGATTTTGCTGTTAAAACATAGTTATCAGTGGGAGTATTATCTATTTTAAGATTTGCCTCATCTACAATGTTATTTGCTATTTCTGTCGCACCATCACCAGTAGATGTTACCTCTCCTGAATGATTGGGATGAACGTAAGAAGTTCCTCCCGATAATACTGTCCAATCTCCTACTAGAGTTGGATCATCCTTTTCGGCTATAATCATATCCCCGACTTTAACCGCCACAGTAAATAAGCTACCATCAGCAGTAATAATATAGACATCGCCCACCTTAATACCGCTTGGACTTGTATCCAAGTCTGGACTGTTTGCATTTGCGTCATAACCACCACGATAACTCAGTTCCGAGGCAGCCACGGCATCAACATAAGCCTTGATACTTTGTTGAGTTGCCAGCTTCGTGGCAGAATCTGAGGTCATATCATCTTCATCAAGCACAAACGCCATTGCACCTGTGCTTACATTGGCTTCAAGTACCGCATCAGCAGCGATGGCGTTGGCGTTGACTTCAAGTTCTAAAATAGCAGCCTGGACATCAGTGGCAGCAAAGCCAACGTGATTAGCGTTAGTAACAGAATCAAAAAACTTAATTGAAGCACTATCATGGACATCTGTGGTGTCATCAATATGAGTAGTTAAATCAGCGGCAGTTTCTATGATAGCAGCCTGGACATTAGTGGCAGCAAAGCCACTAAGAGGAGTTGGATCATCAAACTCAATTGAAGCACTATCATGGACATCAGTGGTGTCATCAATATGAGCAGTTAAACCAGTTGAAGCTGCATCCAACTCTGCAAGAATAGCTTGAACACTAGTACCCGTGCCGGAACCAATCACTGTGGCTGGAGTGTTTGTGGCAGATATACCCAGATTAGTTCTTGCTCCAGAGGCAGTACTTGCACCCGTTCCACCATCGTCAACCGCAATATCAGTAATTGCAGTTAGTGTCACGCCAGTTAATGTGCCGCCTGAGATACTAATATCATCAGAATCTTGAGTAACAATCGTACCCAAATCCCCAATCTCTAGAGTTGTGTTTAACCAAATCGCGGCACCAGTTGTAGATACCGTGCAACGATATGCTTCAGTTGGTGTCACACTTTCATCGATCCACAATGAGCCTGCACCATAACCGGCACTGGCATCATCAGTAGCGTTCGGTGCCCTGCCGCCCGCAAAATTATTATCCTTTGTCTCATTATTCAACCAATCAACTAGTTCGTTTGTGCGGATTCTCCATGTAGTAAATGTGTCTGCACTAGATATATGAGTAAAACTTGGCATTAGCTAACCTTCTTTTTCTTTGGTTGATGTTCGGCTTGTACTTCAATTAAACGTTCAATTAATACTTCAAGTCTAGAAACCTTATTTTCAAGGGTTTCTATTTGCAACTTCTTATTTGCCGCCAAACGTTTTTGTTTAACACGTTTTTGGTATCCGTCCAAGTCCTGATTAATGATAGAACCATTACTTTCTTTAGTAATGTTTGGCATATCTTTAATTTTCTTTGATTTTTTCATAATAATATTTATATCTTAGAATATAGCAATTGAACGTAACCTTTTACATAAAGGAATATCAACTGTATTTTTAGACCGCATTTCAATCTTGATTGTAAACTTACCAAAGTCTGTCAACACCGCCTCGGCAGGAACATACGAATATTCAATAAAATTGTTTGATTGTTCAACAACAGAAACAGATGCCGAAGTTTCAACTTTCATTGGTTTCCATCTTTGAACAGATCCTGTTGTCACGACGCTTTCCGCGCTCATACTCTCTACTTCTTGCCAAACAGTACTATCAACGGTTGGTTCATTTAATCCAAGATCGTCAGCTTCGATTGCTTTCCATAGTTTGTTTTGGTGCCAACGATGCAAGCCGACAACCGAGGCGATACCTGATCCCCAATTTTCGATAGTAGTGAGTCCGCTTGTTTCTATTAAACGAACATCTTTGAGCCCTAGTCCGCCCTGATTAGTTGAATCAATAAAGTATGTAGTGTCACCAATTAGTTTCAAGTAAACGCGACCATCAGCAGTTTTTGTCGCCGTTGCCACTGTTTTCTGTGTTAGGCCAGGACCAGAAGCATCAATCCAATATAAATAAAGTTGTTTGTTGACCCAATCATATGGTACTGTTGTAGACTCGACATAACGAGGAGTAAAGTCAGACGTTCTATAATGTACAAACACATCAGAATTATTAGGTTTAACTACATCCAACAATACCTTCAAATCATCACTTGGATTTGTGAGGGTCACTTCACGAGAAACGTAAGTTCCTGCATTTAGGGCAACACCTGTTGTATCTGGGTCACCGTCATCCCACGCCAGATTGTTTGCCGTAATTAATGATGAACGATTCCTATTAACGACAGGACTAATATTCACATTAGTTGAAACAAACTCTACGTTAACATCAACCTTTTTGTTTGCACCAGCGGAACCAGTTAATTCTTTCTCTTCCGCCAAATGAGTGTCTTCTTTATTTAAGAATGGTGTGTAATTAGTCTCGCCTGTAAATTTATAAGAATATTTTAAAGATGTATCTTCAAAGTCAAGAGTATCAATGTTAAATCTTGCAGTAGTGATTTTGTTAACGTCATTCGCCGTCAATGTTTCATTAATTAACTTATATGTTGCGGCGTTTGTATTAAATATGCAACTGTTAATTTTGAATTTCAAATCCTTGTTTTGGTCTGCAGTCCATGTTGAAGCATTTTGAGACTTAAAGAATACACCAATATATGGTTGTTTGGTGACCATCAAATCAGTAACTAAATCCTTATTACCAATCTCACCATAAAACGCTTCATACTCTTCAGTATTTGCAGTTAATACAAACGCATACTCAACATTTTCTCTAAGGTAAATTGGATCACTAAACTTGAACGTAGTCATCGCAGAACCATCAGAACTAACACTAACATTGATTGGGTTAACAGACTTATTTGCAAATGGAACACCATTTTGTGATGGATAACCATTAAGTGCCGACACAATCTCTAAATTAATTGGCACACCACCATTCGGCGCTTTAATTCTAAACGCAACATCAATACTATCAATAAATGTTCCACCAGTTTCTGTGATAAGGAATGTTTGAGCAAGTGGTTCTCTCCAACGAGTGGTAGTCCTTGATAATGTTCTATCTTCCGAAGTATTAACATCAACCAATCTCGCTCTTTCTATAGATAAGATAGTTTTTTGTTTTTGTTGTAGTAAACCAGTTGCCGTATAAACAGCCTCTGCCGAAGTAGTAGAAATTAAGTCATTATCCGTTACTCGGAATACCCTTTCTCCAGTCCTAAATTTAACTAAATCTGTGTTTGGTATAGAGAACGTTCCAGTTAAATCACCACCACTATCCGAAGTAAATACGTCACAAAATGCACTAACATCCACATCATCAAAGAATGGAATTATTGTTGTATTGGGTTTTAATCCATTAATGTTATAGATAACATCCCTTGAACGAATAAATGGGACAACCGATGTATCCACAACCCTGTCACCCAGATCCTGTGGTTCTCTCCAAGTTTCCGCAACCTGAAATGTCCCAGCACGAGTTTGTGATGTTGTCGTTGTTGTGTCGGTACGTCTTCCACTACGAACAACATTAACATCAATGTCAGTAGTTTCCCAACCTTGACTCCGTCCAGCCCATCCACCCCACCAGCCCCAGTTCCAATTTCCCCACCAGTCAGTTCTCCATGCGGGTCTATCCCAAGTGATGCCATTAGTGTCGGCTTGCTCTTGTAGAATGTCTGTCACGCCTGTATTAATTTGAGTTGTGACAGTTGGTAATGTTTCTGTGTCAATCCAGTTATCACTTGGAGGATCAAGACTAAGAGTACCATTCCATGCAAACACGTTGTATGGGTTAACATTCATCCAACCAGTTGCATACGGTTGGTCTATTAGAGTTTTTGTTGTGTATGCAAGTGTGATTGTGTTTGTGTTTGGTGATAAACCTACCGCAATCATCTGTGCATCAGTATCAAAAGGAACAAAGTCCTTAAATCCAATGTCATATTCACATCGCAATTCACCGTACCTAGTATCAATCGCAGAACGATATTCGGGATGAACGACATTTGATGGAATAGTATCTACAAAACCATCAACAAGAATACCATTTTTAAACCTATCAAGACCATCCCTGTCTTTAATGTCTATATTTAAAGCATCACTTTCTAATAATGATAAGGCGGTGTAATATTCAATATTCTCGATACGTCTTTCAAGTTTAGCAATATCCCTCATTGTATATCGGTCATTTTTAACGATATCTGTTTCAATGTCAAGATAATTGTGTGTATAAGGAAATAACTCAATGTTATAAATCTTCATTGTGTTATCTTTAGTTACTGGTATTTCAGGCACTTCATTTGAAACACCTTCATTCACACCAAATGTTCCATCTGCACTAACATAGATAGAATCGATACGAGGAAGATAGAAATCAAAGTCCCCAAGTAATGTAGTTTCAGGAACCACAATATCAACACCAGCACCAATATCACTTACCTTACGACGGAAATCAAGATAATCTCTTAACTCAACGCCATTATGACGCGGGATTCTTGAATAGATATCAGAATAGAACCCAAGGTTCGTGGCATTGACATAAGAGTTGGCAGCAAAGTAATCGCCTGTTCCATTATGGGAGAAGTAGTTGTATGTCACAGAATAGTATTTACCATCAGTCAATCCATCCAGTGAACCAACATCAATAATATGGTCACGTTGACCAGTATCAAATGTAAACCCTCTATCAATGTACTTGCTAGGAAGAACAACTGTGGCATCACCGGCATTTGTTCCTTCTTTAACTTCCTTAATCTCAAATACATCCTCATTTGCAAACGTGAACTTAGTTGAACCAGAAAGAGTAATCGTTTCTGTTACTGTCGTCAACGTTTTAGATAATGGATCTGTTTGAGTCTTTTTAAGACGCAGGGTCACATCAATATTAGCTGCAGACACACCAGATATCGTGATATAAGATAATCCAGAACCAACTATTGTTGGTGTCGCGGCGGCATACGTGACATCATCACCGGTCGCACTGTCGGTGACACGAGAAACAATACCAGTAAAATTACTTGTGTTATCGGGTGCGTATATGACAAAGTCCGCGTTAGTTTTTGACAGGCCAAAATAAGACTTATCAACTTCATAATTGAATTCGTTTAGTGCAACACTTTCGATCGCCCTTTCACCTAATGGAAAGGCAAGTAATGTTTCATCATTATTGACAATGTATGGTAAGTTTGTGATAGAATCAACTTCAAGAGTTGCGTATGTATTATTATTACTTTTTGAACGAACAGAACGAGCACTTGAAATAATACCAACATCTTCACCAACACCAGTAATATATAATCTTAATGCACCAGTTGAACTACGTTTAGTTGCAATGACACGACCTTCAAATAATACTGTGCCAGTGCCATCATCACCAGTAACAAACTCGACCGTTTCGGCAGTAGATATATTAAATACACCCTTTGATTGGTCAGCGCCATCAGCATATTTTTTAATTTCAACATATGAACCATATGATGCAAACACTGATATGTTATTTCTAGTTCTTAATGTTCGTGCTTTATTGAGTGTTATTTCGCGAGGAGCAATAGTTTCAACTTCATAACCATAAACATAAGCCTTTCCCGGCTCAAGAACGGCAGTTAATTTTGTGTCATCTGTTTTATGATCGATAACACTCATACGGAATGGTGCTACTGTATAGTTACCACTCTCGTCATATGTACGTTCTGCCAATAAATCCAGAATAGCGCCATATGAAACATCATTTTGATCTTGTGTAATAGATCCATTTTCAACTCTAATTACTTCAATAAAATCTGGAGTAATAACAGTGTTGGCGTCAATTATAATAGATGTCAACACGCCACTCAATTCTAATCTATCTGCGCCCGGAGCAGCGAAGTTATATGAACCGTTGGCGGGATCAAGTAATCCAGTATCATCGGCTGTTGTTTTAATTGTTTCAGTTGAAGTGAAACCAATATGATATGAACCATTATGTGTATTACTGTCAACAATGATTTCTTGCTCCGCCATCACAACAAACGCACCACCAATATAAATCAAACCAGATTGAACATTAGCAAATACTGCTTTACCTTGTGAGCCCACAGTCATTGTTGCTTTGAATGTCGTGCCACCTGTTGTCTCAATTGCTTCGCCGTCCTGCAATGCCCCACCACGAATATTATAATACATTTTTCGTGTAACAGTATCATAGTGTGTCACAGTGGCAGTGGCACCACTTGTCAAACCAATAATGTTTCTGCCTTCAAAATTAGACACAATCACGACATCATTATTGACATCTGTCACATCCACAACAAAGAAGTTCTTCTTGAAGTTTAATGATATGCGGCTATCAATAATGGACGATCCATTTTTAAATATGTGATTACCAAAGCGACTAACTTGATTTTGTAGAATAGTCTGAGCTTGTGTTAATTCACGGGCTTGAACGGCTCTGCCGGGATTGAATAATATTTTTAGATAATTCTTACTTTCGTCGAAATCATCATAATACGGTGATACATTTAAGTCTAAACTCATGGTTTATAGTCTCTTAGAAGTTTATTACTACTTTAACGGTTTCTGATTGTCCTATTGCTCTGGCAGTCGCAAAACGATTTTCAAGGTAAAGCATTTGACCAGAGTTTAATGTTGCATCGGCTTTTTCTACTGTTGGTGCAGTTAGTATGCTGGTTCCATCTGTGGCTAAAGGATTTCTAATAATAGCAACTTGACGATACACAACACCCACATCATCTAAACCACCATTAAGTTTATCTTTTAATTTGGCACGAATCATAACTGCCGTCGCCCCCAATATGAATAATGAATTGCCGACACCCGCGGCGTTCGTCGCACGGTAAGTATCAGTAGTGTCTTCATTGTCGCCATGATTAACTACTAACCACGCACTATCTTCATCTTCCATCATGTCGGCATAATCAGCACTTGATACTGTATACAAATACTTCCATGTATATCCATCCGCGAGCAGTTGAGCAACGCCGCCGTTGTCACCCTGCGGCTCAACTGTACTCAACTGTGACCCAGCCGGCACACCCACACATTGGTAAACTTCGTGATTAAGATTCTTGATATAAAACGAACCCTCATACCCAGTTGTTGAACTCGTGTCATATACCGAATATTGAGTATCCGTTTTCCACACACTGTTTGGCACAACGAACACCGTGTCGGTGGGGGACACGACAACCATGCCAATCATCTTGTCCCAAAATTCAATGTCGTTGTCCGTATTGTTTGTTGGTGTTGGGGGAGATGCTTCATTACTCCAAGCCAAATTCCTGCCAATAGCAAGATATAATTTATTAGTGCCCGGAGACGAATCGTGAGTGTCAACGAAGTTTAATGCTGCATTTATTTCAATGTCTGTTCTTAATGATACTGGCATGGTTATTCCTTAATTAATTGTTAGGTATGATTCTCTTGTATAGCCAAATATGTTTGGAGTATCATTAAGTGTATATTGAAGACTGGTGCCATCAAGTATAAATGTTTCATTTGTTTCTGTGACTCTGTTAAGATAAATTATCTCTATATTATTTGTGCCGATTGGCGAAATCGTTTTTAATATGATTTCGTTTTTATTATTTATAACAACGTTTATACGCTTGCCATCAACAAATACCATCACATTATCATCATTTGCTTGTAATGCGGCTTCAGGTAATGTGAAGATTCGTGTTATTCCATCTCCACTTAATGATTGGTGGTCACGGAATGGATCGATTTTATATATGTCTATGTTTGCTCCAACAGAAGGGGCGGTGACAAACACGATATCTGAACCAGACATAGATAATTCAGTATTAATTAATTGCTTAATCCCATCCACAAATACAAGTAACTCTTCAATTGTCGTGGCACCTAGACTTGATACAGAAAATGTTTTTATAGAACCTGTGCCAGTCAGGGTAGTCTTATCTTCAGTCCTCTCGCCCAGAGAATAAACACTTAGTTCATCTCCATTGGCATATGTTTGTCCTAATGTAAGTTCATCTTGATATATACTGAAATTATTAATCTGTGTGCCATTAACAGAAACAATACAACCATTATTTACAGAGTTGGAATCAAACATACCGACAGTTATACGTGGAAATTCCCTGTCCATTTCAGTTAGTGACATATCTTTATAATGTCCTCTCGAACTAATTATTTGTCGCTCGACGCCAGCCCACGACATGCCACCAACCTCATTTTTTGATTTTAAAGTTGTGTATGAAACAATCGAATCCAGCACCGGCGGGGTGTTAGTAACTTCCTTCAACCAAGATATGTCCCATTTAGGATAAACCTTAAAGTACGGCACATGTACTGTAATATTCTGTGCCGCCAGTTTACCAAAGAACTTCAATCCCGCGGGATGAATTATCCTCTTTATAAGGTTTTCGTATACATCACGAGTAATATACGTTTGAATTTCGTATGAATAATCTTGGTAATAGTCATTGTCTTGTATAAACTTATCTGAGGATAGGAATCCATCATTGTTTGTCCAACGACCTTGTCCTTCAATAACACCACTCGAATCAACCACAGTTTGACCGGTGTGTGTATGAGAGGATCCCGTGATAGTTAGAATTTCACTTTCGTTACCAATAATCTCAATATCTTCATTTTCAAAGAATGTGCCAGTAACTTCAAGTAATGATAATGCCGCACGATAGTAATTAGAACCATGTGGAAATTCATATAGGATATGTGTATCAAGATAAGCCTTTGCCCCAGAGGTCTTGCCCCTAATGAACACATCATCCCACACAATCCCATTAGGAGTTGTTGTTAATACGAGGGAGTATGGAACATGCCACTTACCATCAGAACATCTTAATATATCGATCTTCGGATAATAGAATTTAATTTCAATACCATAAATGATACGAAATATAAATTCATATGATAGTTCAGAACCTTTTGTTAAGTAATAATCACGGATCTGTTTAATAATAAATCGTATATCACCTTGTATGTTGGCACTACTATCCAGAAATGTGAACTTACGAGGAATATCATCCGCGAATTGAGTACGAAAATGTTCAATAAAATCATCTATGGTATCATCGATATCAGCATAGAGAAGGGCATTAGCAGCCAACTCATACGAGTTTCCATCTTCTTCCAAATACTCAAAATACTTCTGGATAAACAACGCGAAGTTTTCGTGGTTCTCCGTGACAAAGTCGGGCAACATCCGCCCAATCATTGTGGATAATTTCTTACCTGTAACTCTATCTACCATTATAGAATTTCTTTAATTGTGATATTGTGTATACCTTCTTCCAGTAATACAAGTCTTTCAGACATAATATCACGTTCTGTAGGTGTTACCGTGAAATGAATACTTTTATTAGTTGCATAGAAATTGTAGTTATTAATAGTAACTAATCCAGTATCATAATTAATAGTTCCAATAGCCTTAGTTTGGGTCGTTCCATTAATATTATCCCAAATCAAACCCTGACCATCATCAAACAAGTAAATTAAATCAGATGAGTCTGCAGTGTATGTGTTGGATAGGAATGAACCCCGATCAAGTTTATTATTGAAATCTAATAGTATTGATGTTGCCCCTAATGTAGAGAGATACCTCTTGGTTAATTTCAAGAAAGTATCATTAGACAAAATGGACGAATCTGCTTTATCAATATTACTTATAAATTCAGAATACCGAAATGTACTATCAAAATCAAGTAACTTAACATTAAAGAATGAGTGTATTTGCGATGAAACAACAGCCCTAATACCATCGGAAGTTAATAATGTCTTTTGGAAGTTAAAACTAACATCAGTCTGAACATCAATATAGATATGTTCTGCCTTAACAATCTCTGGTTGGATTGTAATCATATTGAACTTTTCTATCTTGTCTATTATTGTTTTTTTCTTGCGGGGTGTCAGTTCAGAACCATCTATTGTACGAAATGCCATTCGCAACTTACCAAAAGCCGGTGGCGTATCAAGTTCCCCGCCCCACACATTCAATGATTTTATATTAGACACTTCCCTTAACACCAATGAACGATAATCATCTACTGTAACACACCTATTCTGGAATTGATAATTCTTTGGTGCATTGTTCTTAATATCTGTAATAGTTTCCTTGCCCGAACCACCACTGGATTTAATTATATTACTGATAACGAATTTATTTGATTGCCAACCATCAACACCGGCATTTAATGATAATTTACTTATTTGGTTACCATCTATTCCGGCAGTAATTAAATACACTACCTCAACAACATTACTATTCCTTAACTCGGCACCAATAGTTCCATTACCAAACAATATTTGAACTTTCCCTTTATCGGTTTCTTCCAAGAAATATACATGTGAGGTTTCGTTGGTGTTTGTTATGTTCTTTTCATTTAACCATATTCGTGTTGTGCTTGTGCCCGCGTGCTCCCGAACATTAACAATCAATTCATTGGTATCGGCATTATCGTTTGATAGTATCATTGAAGCGTTGGGGTTATTACTATCATAGGTGAATGAATCTGTTACATAAGTACCTTGAATAAGACCTACAGTACCCGTGAATATATCATTGCCGTCATTAATTAAAGTGTAATCACTATCAGTCGAGAAGGCGTAATTCTTTCCATTCTCAAATAAGCCTGTGAACATAGTACCCTTCTGGACGAACACATCGGTTGGAACTACACTTTCAGCACTTAAGTCTATTGACATGGTGAGGGCACTTCCCGCTCCAGTATATTGCCTTGGAAAGTATCCAATCTCTTTTGCTTTTGATACAACACTTGACCGCAATTGAGCACTATCAAGGAACATTTCATTGAATGTCATGTTGTTGTAGAACATTTGATAATGAGTTGTATATGCCAACGTGTCGAGCAATATATTCATTGCCGATCCCGTGAAATCAAAGTCCACAAACTCTGTCTGGGAGGATAAAAATGTTATCAAGTCTGCTTTGATTTCGTCAAAGTCTCCACTTGCAACAGGTAATACTTGGTTTGCCATATTAGGTGTTTCCTATGTTTTTAATATTTATTACCGTATTCTATCTAGGGTTGCGGTAAATGAAACGACTTCAATTAAATTAAATATTTGAAGGAATATCTCTATGTCGTACTGCAACCCACTTCTTGATACGGTGACAACACTCTCAACATTATTTACTCTTGGCTCAAATGCAAGTATAACCTTCTTAATTTCTTTCTTCAAGAGGTTTTGTGTCATAAGAGTATCATTCTCAAATAATAGTGCATTGACTGTCGAACCAATTTCTGGGTGAAATGGACGTTCATAAAATTTAGTAAGAATTAATGATTTGCACGCATTAATGACTGCACTAGTATCCCTTTTACGGCTAACGTCAGATGATAACGGATGCAACGTAAAGTTGAAATCGAGGTCTGAGTATTTTTTTAGTTTAGCCAAGGGAATCCTTATGTTTAATATATATTTATATTTATATGTTAAAAAGCCCTCAATTGAGGGCTAAACTTTTAACTACTAGGAAATACTTACTATATCATTTCTCTCAAGTACATGACTATTATATCAATATAGGAGATACGAGTCAAGGTTTATTTTCATTTATTTTCAAAGCTAGTCACTCTATTCCCATTTTTACGGCATGAATGAATCCAAAGTGAAATAATACATTTCGTTCATCATCAGATAACTCCCAAGTTTTTGCTGCACCCGTAAATTCGTTTGGTTCCATAACAACAACCTTATCATGCATTTTCATTTCATTAATAAGATATTGCATACCTTGTTTCATTATTGTCACTTGTGCATCTTCTCCAATATCCATTGTTATCTTGGCAGACCCATCAGGCATATCAATCACTTCAACATTTTCAATACTATTTTCATTTATCGTATCATCTTCATTTTCTAAACCAGATAAATCCCCATTATCTATAATATCATCTTTATTTTTCTTTAAATCTTTCAAGATCATTTCATAAACTTCAATCAATTCCTCGGCAGTATCTCCCACAACTCGCAGCGGTTTATCTGTGGTGTCAGTCCAACCACTGAGAATTCCGTCATCTTCATAAAAAGATTCAACAACCTCAAACCATTCTGTATGATTATCTTGCTCAATACACTCCCGCTTAACTATTCTATAATCCCATGTCATGGTACTTACTCCCTCTCATTGCATCAATATATTCTAAAACCTTATTTAACCCACCTATCGTTTTTATTTGCTCTGCTGGGATGCCGCTTAAATGCTTATTTTCTGTATGCATCCAATGTTGCATATCAGCATTTTCACCACCAACCAAAACAAACAAACCTCTATAACAGCGAATGAACATCAGCGCTAACTCACCGCTCTTACTATTAGGGTCAAGCCCTCTATTAAGCGAAGTTCTATCTTTGCCAATAACTTTACCAATATCAGCTTTAGATATTTTTAAACTCTTTGCAGCCCTGCTTAAAGCAGTAGATAGAATAGTTGCGGGATTATTAACAATTATTTTCATCTACCAAACAAAACACGATTCCAAGATCTTTCATGTAGGTAATACAATATAAGTTTTGTAAAAACCTCAATCGTGCCAATTGCGGATGCCATCATTAAACTTCCTGTTACCCAATATGAAATAACGATTGTGTCGATTGTTGCTAAAAACCTCCATGAAAATGTTTTTATAACTGTTCTATAAACCGTTTCAACCATCTCTGTATTCAAATACGTCTATTATTTTTTTCTTTGTTTGTGTATCTGTTGTTCATTGCCGATCCTTAATAATATGATATTCTTTTTAGCATCTGAGTATGCTCGCAACGCAATCAACCCAACAAAAAACCAAAACAACAGAGCGCCCAATATTACAATCTTTAATGCTTGGAGGATTTTATTGGCATAATTCATAATATATTCTCTCTCATTTCTCTTTCTTACAACTTATTATAACAAGTTCTTAATCAAATGTCAAGGTTTATTTTAACTCATAATATTAATTGTAAAATATATGACCGACATGAACTAACGCAACATCCATATTCTTATTCCATGTTGGATTCACGTCATGGTTATGGTAATGAAGACTACCATTAGTTAAGTCGTTTAATACATTACCTTTCGTCAATAAAGTTCTTGCCAGCATAGTAGCTTTCTTCCATTTCTCTTTCTCTGCGGGGCTAGTATTAACTGGCGCGGTATCACTTAACCCATCACTAAACCAAGAGAATTGTTTATGTTGTGTCACAACACCACACACCGTATTTGGAAATCTATTTGATTCGATTCGATTCAACGTGACTTGTCCAACCAACAACATAGCCAATGCACCATCACCCCGAGCCTCAAAATAAATGTTCTTTGCCATACAATCTAATGACGTTTCTTGTGTGTCAGCCGATGCAGGTAAGGCGATAAACATCAAGATAAGTGTTAGTATTACTTTCATATTATACCCGTTATAATTAACTTGTGGAGACATCTACTTTGAGCCTTGTTAATACAACAAGGATTTCACGTTTAACTAACTCTTTTCGCAGTGCAATGAGTTTATCCTCAGTACACATGAGACTGTCGTATGTGTCTGGGAATGATTGTTCTATTAAATCAATACAGTCTTGTATTGTATCTAGTTTATCTGTCTGATCCTTCCACATAATATATTCTCTCTCAATTAACTTACAAACTTATTATAACAAGTTCTTACCTAGATGTCAAGAACTATTTTAACTTATTTTATAACCTGTCTCTTCGTATAAGGTTTTCTATTATTGTGTTGGCTTTTAATATGAATATCTTTCGATCGTCTCTATTCTTGATAGTAATCGCCATGTCATCCATTATTCTTGTGAGGTTAGTTGTCATACGACTATTGTATTCTTTATGTGATTTATTTCTAAATTCTTCTATTAATGGGTGATACGTCATTCCGCCTCCAAGAATATCATTAAAAGGCGCCTTATAAAATAAGGCGCCGTATTTTTAAATGTTGCTATCAATAAATGCTGCTAGTTGTGACTTGGTCACCGCACCCACTTTAGTGGCTTCAACTTCACCGCCTTTATAAATCATCAAGGTTGGAATTCCTCGAACACCAAAACGTCTTGGCGTATCTGGGTTTGAATCAATATCCAACTTAACGATGGTCACTTTACCTAAGTATTCGTCCGCAATTTCATCGAGAATCGCCGCAACCATGTTACAAGGACCACACCACGGTGCCCAAAAGTCCACCAACACAGGTTGATCTGCAGACAATACGTCCTGTTCAAAAGTATCATCGGTGGTATGAACTATGTTTTCACTCACTGTTTATCTCCGTTCGGTTAATATTTGTTCAAAATTATTTATATGTCTTAATGTATCGGTAATTCATCTCCCTCATGCAAAAAGTCTAATGGGTCATGTAACCACCATATCTGATTAACTTCCGCGAATTCGTGTAGACCCTTTGCCCCAAAGTATACCGCAAATAAGAACGTGATAACAGACGCGGCGGTAAACAACGTGGGTACAGATAACTTACTCCGTGAATATTTCATTATTCTATACAAAACAAATAATGATACGATACCTAATGCACCACCCTCATATGCCAACACGATATCAGCCCCTTTGTGACTAAATAACGCGGCATAGAACATCACGGTCTCGAACCCCTCTCGCGCGAATATAAGAAACACCGCGAACGCCAACGCAATACTAGATCCCTTACTGATTACATTATTAAATTTATGTAGGTATTTGGTTGCATTGTGACACCAAATCGCGATATAGAACAGCATCGCAGACGCTAACAGGAATACCACAGTCTCATATGCTTCGGCGTCTGCATGACTATTAAATATACTTGCCAACACAAATGACAAGGCCACGGCACAGGATATACCAAATCCCATATAACGTTTTGTTCGTCTGATAGTCTGATCGGTGTATGTTCTATTACCTATCACATGCACAACGTCTTTATTATTATCGACGGCAGTATATATTAACATGGTGAGGAGGAGAATTTCAAACCCCTCTCTAACTATAATAAAAAAAGAAGCCCAAAACATAGGTTCATATAGTACACTTATCATATAATATCCTTTATATTAACTTACATATATTATAACAAGATTTTGGGTAGATGTAAAGGGTTTATTAACTTAATAAAAAAACCCCCAAAGGGGGCTTAATTCAAAACACGATGATACCCTGTGTCTAAGGCCACCAATGTTTTAGGTGGGATAAATCTTTACCCCAACCAACATAGGCTGTAACCATACCAAAGAACATATAAAACAATATTTCTCCTGTATTTAAGCTCAACAATGTTGTTGCAGGCGTCATGTCTGACAACCCGTACGCTGCAACAATAATGCAGAACGGACCGACGACTTGATTTCCCAATCGTGCGTATGAGCTATCAAACAACAACACGGTCGCGACAAGGAACATGCCCGTAACAATATGACCCGCATTTTGTAGTTGATTTAGTTCAAAGAACAAGAATTGTTCACCCGAGTAAGGAATACCTAAAACACCCAAGAATATTAAAAAGATACCAACATACTTGGCATATTCGATATTAACCTTATGGTGATCTTTCCACATACATGCAACACCTTCTTCTATGTGCATGTCCACATGACGTTCTACTGTATTACCCATAATAGACCTCCTAAGTCTAGTTATTGTTCTTACAGTATAACACACTTAATTCAATAATACAACCTTTATATTAGGTCCATTACCTCTAAATCTGTTAAGCATTCTTCATATACAAAGTGATGAGCAAACTCAGTTAATGTGGTATAAACTTCTAATTCTTTTCGGGTGAAAGGAGTTTCTACTCTCCACTTTGGTGTAAACTCTTCAAACACTTGCATATCGCAAATATTGGTTTTGAATCGTGTTTTGAAATTGGGTTTAATGTATTCCATATATTCTCTCTCAATTAACTAACTACAACTTATTATAACAAGGTATTAATCAAATGTCAAGGTTTATTTTAACCGCCGGCAAAAACGTTTGGAGAACCTGCGGCAACCGACGTGCAACCAGTTATTGCATCTCCAACCCTACCTGCACCCTTTCCATTAATGAATACAGTCGAGGAACCTGTTGTTATTGGGGCTGCGTGAGGTGGGCAAGGACTTCCAGGCAACAGATGTACAGTATTCACATCACCTTGCCTAGAAATAGGAATTCCATTAGCAAATACGTTTGGACTACCCACCGCTCTAGTCATACCCGAACAATGAGCCACGTCTGCATCCCCAATTCTTGTAATAGCCGGCATTAGTTATCCTTCATATAATTTAATAAAAATTCCATTCCATCTCCAATCTTATTGTTCACCGTGTGGTCAACGATTTCAGTGTATTCGCCCATATCATGTTTGACAAGAATGCTATATCGTTTAGTTTTTTCGGCTGCCGTATCTTCTATAAATTTGAATATAGTCTTGCCGCTTGGCATATCGCCTGTACCTATAATCGTGGTTGGTGTTTCTAGTTTATCACTTGATCCTTTGGTTATGAACGATATCACATCTTCGAACGCCCCGATATATTCCCCTTCAATAGTATCACCTCCAACCATTATACCTAAATCTTTGTCTATTGGCGTCACGGTCACACTTTCTATAATCTCAAGTGCATCTGGTGTTGCCGTGACTGTTAAACTAAATTCAGTATTTCTTGTTACAGGAGATAATATATCGACGGGCATTAGTTATCCTTTAAACTTATCATCTAGACTTTCAGTTTAGGATCAGATGTTTTAAAGTCTTTCTTACGCATCACTGTTTTGGCAATCATATCAAATTCTTGATTCTTATCATCCCACTTTAATATAAATGGTATATTGACATGAGAATTAATATCATTTAGAACTGCTTCTGCGCCCTTACCCATAGGGGGTATCTTCTTACCATGTTTCTTATAAGTCAACTTAAATATCCGTACAAGTTCCCCCGATGAAATAGGTTTCTTATTACGAGTATCATTCACTCTATCAAGAAAGTGTCTGGTAAACTCAACATCAATACCCAGTTTGGCAAACAACTTATCAGCCATTCTCTCTACTGCATTTAAATCATCTTTACTCAGGTCTTCATTGAGGTATTTTGTATATTCATTAAACGATATCATGTTAGTATTCCGTGTGTATTGTTAAACGTTTCATTTCGTTTCTCTTTTGAGTATTTCATTAAAAATCCGTGTAAACGATTCATGATATTCATGGTCTTCTTCCGTATGTGGACTTGGTCTTTCATCTGGTTTAAATGATATTAAATTATCATAAGAATCGGGTAAATCCTCTGTGTCGGTGAAAGTTAATATGTCTTCCCCAACCCGTATTTTAAATATACCTATCATTAAATATCTCTATTTATTTGTAAATTCTGGATAGGCTTCCATACCACATTCACTGATATCAACACCTTCGTACTCTTCCTCGGCTGATACACGAATACCCATCACCGCTTTCAGAATGCTCCAAACAATAAAGCTTGCACCAAATACCCAAACAAAGATCGTTGCTGCACCAATCAACTGACCGGAGAAGCTAACACCGTCGTTTGTTAAAGGTACCAACATCAGACCTAAGAAACCACATACACCGTGCACCGAAATCGCACCCACTGGATCATCAATCCTTAGTTTATCTAATGTTACGATTGATAACACAACCAATACACCACCAGCGGCACCAAACAAAGTAGCCAATGCAGGCGTTGGTGTAGAAGGTTCGGCAGTAATGGCAACCAAGCCAGCTAATGCACCGTTTAATAACATCGTTAAATCTGCTTTACCAAACATAAGGCGAGCAATAATCAACGCACCCATCGCGCCGCCAGCAGCAGCTGCATTTGTGTTCAAGAACACCATTGCTACTGAGTTAGCACTCGCGATATCGCCAAGCTTAAGTACAGAGCCGCCGTTAAAGCCGAACCAACCCATCCATAAAATGAACGTACCCAACGTTGCTAACGGTAAATTTGCACCGGTGATGGGTGTAATTTGACCATTTGGCCCATATTTGCCTTTACGAGCACCCAGCAATAAAACACCTGATAACGCTGCTGCTGCGCCTGCCATGTGCACAATGCCTGAACCCGCGAAGTCTGAGAAGCCAAGATCGCCCAAATTATACAGGCCGAAAACGTCTTCGCCATTCCATGTCCATGCGCCTTCCATTGGATAGATAACGCCTGTCATCACTACGGCAAACGCCAAGAAAGCCCAAAGCTTCATACGTTCAGCAACCGCACCTGACACGATTGACATGGCCGTTGCAACGAATACCACTTGGAAGAAGAAATCTGAAGCATTGGAATAGACAGAGCCGCCATCAAAGCCAGCTTCTTGCGATTCTGCTAGCACCGTTGCCGTTAATGCATCCGCTGTTGCTGCGCCATCAAGCTCAATACCACTCAACATAGCGCCGCCGCCGTACATAATCTCGTAACCATATACTAAGTACATGATGCAAGAAATGGCGAATAGCGCAACGTTCTTGGTTAAAATTTCTGCTGTGTTCTTGGAGCGAACAAGCCCAGCCTCTAACATCGAGAAGCCAGCCGCCATCCACATCACTAGCGCGCCACATACCAAAAAGTAAAAGGTATCGACCGCGTATTGCAGTTCTAATATATTATTCGCGTTTATATCCACGTTTATGTCCTCTTTTTTATTAAAGCGCTTCTGCGCCCGTTTCGCCGGTACGGATACGCACCACTTTCTCTAGGTTGGTGACAAAGATTTTGCCATCACCAATTTTCCCTGTGTTTGCCGCTTTAATAATTGAATCCACCGCTAGATCGACTAGTTCATCTGGCAACGCGATTTCAACTTTTACTTTAGGTAAAAAATCAACCACGTACTCAGAACCACGATAAAGCTCTGTATGTCCTTTTTGGCGACC